GTTGTGCACAGGTAACCCTGTGTACAACTTAACGAAGATTTATTTGTAGAATTAAAAGTTCTACCCTTAAGTTTTTGCACTACTAACGTGCTTTCTAAAAATGTTTAAAATCATTATTATCAAAATTTACCCCCCCTAGTTTATGATCTATTCAAAATCATACAACCCGGTCTCTCGATCCAGACCTTGTGTGGAGTTCATGCTCCTCACACTAAACCACTGAAAATACGGTATCAGTACATGACGCATTATATTACTATTAGGTTGCGTAATAACCGAATTAGTTCAAACCGATATGTTTCGGCAAAAGACCACAATGACAAATATTGTGGCACCAGGTCAATGGTTTTAGCGAACCCCGTCATATGCCTACAGATAAATAGACAAATTATCGCTTCACCAATGTTTTCTTCGGAAGCATTGGGATGTGCACTCGACCGTGCTCATCCCCTGGTCCTAGGGCCAAAAATGAAGTCCCGTGGTCTCACCCCCACTGGCAAAGCTTCGGACATTAGCTTTAAGTCCACTTCAGTCGCACCGTCAATGACAATTACGTCAACGCAATACGACAGTCTTTCTTTGGACATACCAGAATCAAAGAACGCTCGCCAAGCGAAACAGGCTTTCCTTAACAAGACCTTAGAGTCCAAAGTCCAGTTTTTATTATCTGGCCTTCCTAGCTACCAACCACAAGCTGCCCTACTTATTCCGGGATTATTTTCCCTAAAGGACACCTTACGTCAGCAACTAACTGACTCAGCTATCTCTCAAATTGAGGGTATAGTTGCCTTATATGGCGCTCTCTGTAGCACCAATGATGCAACTGGCTTTCTTTGCGTACTAACTATTTACGCCAAAACCTTTAGCCAAGAGGCTCTTGCCTCTCAACTAGCACAACTTGTTGGAAATCTCTTTAGTGGATATGAACCCCAATCCTCTTCTGACAAACCTGAATGGCTGACACAACTATCGTCAGCTCTCCATGACTGGAAATTACTTGTTAATAATCCAGCTTTTACGAAAATTTCTCGTGTGGTATCCCTCCTCGTTACATTAGGAGTCATCGAGAATACCTCCCTTCACTTGGGAGGCTTTGAGATCTTCGCTATCGAAGCTCAAAAGAAGCAATGCAATGCTGTCGACTTAATCGACGCTATGATTGAAACGATCGTTTTCTTTGCAGAAGGCGGTTATCAATGCTTCGTCACCGGGTCGCTCGCGCCCTTACTCTTTTCTACTCCCAAACTAGTGGAGTTGGAAGAGAAGTATATTTCTAAAGTTGAGCAATGGGAACATGCCCGCAACGGCAATCTTGAACGTTTCCTTTCCATCAGTGAGGCTGAATTTGATAAAGAACTAAAAGAACTTATCGAAGAATTCCACATGATGTATAAAACAATGCCTAACGGCACTGAGAAGAAAATCATTCAACAAAAATGGGAATCTCTCTCCAAAATTTTGACAGAATTCACTTCTGTACGAATTAGTGGTGGCCTTCGCAAGGCCCCATTAGCTGTTAAAATTTACGGTAACTCCGGTGTCGGCAAATCTACTTTTGCTGATCTCACCATGGTAACCGTCCTCAAAGCCATGAATTTACCTTGCACTTCCGATTACATTTGTACTCTTAATGCTTCGGACAAATACATGTCTAACTATCGCTCTTATATCACTGGAGTGAAAATTGATGACCTTGGAAACAATAAAAAGGAATTCTGGGAGGTTGCGCCTTCAGAATCAATCATCAGGATCGTGAATAACATTCGCGAATATGCTGTTATGGCAGACATAGCCAATAAAGGTAAGATTTCGATCGAACCTGGCTGTCTTACTATCACCACAAATGTAGAAGAACTACATGCTGGCATTTCATCCTACAATTCAATGTCTGTTCTCAGACGTTGCCACATCCATGTCGAACTCAAGGTACGTCCTGAATTTATGACCAATAATCTTTTAGATTCGGCCAAAGTTTTAGAACACTTTGGGAGCCTCGACAAACTCAATGATATCTGGCTTATCACCCTCAAACGTCCCATTGGCGACGGTCCTACTGGACAATCTTTCAGCAGTTATGAGATTCTCAAAACTGATATCTCTATTACTGAATATCTCAATATTATTATTGCCAAAGCCACATCCCATAATGCCCAACAACAAAGCATTGTGGAGTCCTTCAAAGAACCAGCTGATATTGTCAGCATTTGCTCTACTTGCAATCGTGTCTCTGAAACTTGCACTTGTCCTGTCCTCGAAACTGTCGAGGAAGAAGAAGATGAAGAAGAGGAAGACGATGACTATGAACCTCACTTCGGTGAAAAATTAGCTCAGAAGATTTGCATTTGTGACATTTGCAGTCAAGTCACTGAAACTTGCACTTGTTTTTGCCCCGAAATTGTCGAGGAAAAACATGATGTTTATGAACCTCACTTCGGTGAGAGATTAGCGCATCAAATTACCATACGTGCTTCGAGGTTTCACCATGACCTCCGTATAGGACATAGCTCAGTCGAAACTCAATGTGAAGACTTTGCAATCTCTACTCTTATTAAATTCCTTAAGGCATTTGAAGAATCCCCCTATTCCTCTTGGACCGCTTTTATTCCTGAACAATGGATGAAAAACGATTTTATTAAATCCACCATTATCACTATGGGTGAAGATGTTATAGGAACGGATATGAAGACTTACACTCGCCGAATGGCGTGGAGTTATTTCCTCACTTCTATTCCAATATTTACCATCTGTGGTTTCAAGATAACCCAACTTTTTCTCATATTAGGTTTTATACATTACTTGTTGACCTATAGCACTATTGTTGAGACTAAGAAAACAGCTTACATGCAACATCTCATTAAATCTCGTGATGTCCTTCCTCAATTATTTAAGGATGTCCGGGATAAACATGTGAAATATGCTTGTGGTGCCTTTGGTGCCCTCGCAATTTTGTACGCTGCTGCTCAAACTTATAAAGCACTTCGCTCCAACCTCTCATTACAAGGTAGTTTACGCCCAAAAAGCATGAGCGATATTCGTAAAAGAGATTTAGAAGCAGACGTGTGGAAACCAGCCCCTGATCCCGTTCCTATGGGAAATGATGGAAGTTGGTCAAGTATTGAACAGGCTGCTGCTGGCTTAAAAGCCAACCAGTACATTGTAGAAGTTGGTGATCAATTCAGTGGCGCTATTTGCTTGCAAACTAAGATTTTTGCTATTCCTGCCCACTTGTTGCCTGCTAAACCTACAGCCATCACGCTAAAAGGACGTTGTTATACTATTAAAACGTTATTAAGTCCAGAGTATGCTATCATCATCCCTAACACAGATATGGCAGTATTCTATGTACCTAATGCTTTTCCATCTAAGAACATTCTTGTGCATTTTGAACCAAACTACGTTCGCCATCCTGTTATGGCATCCATGATAGGAGTTTCTTATGAAGGTGAGCAATATACTGCTTGCACTCTTTGGAGCTTTGCCCACGGTGTGTCTAATGGACCTTATGCTTTTCCTGGTTCATATTATGATCTAGCCGGCCTAACTACGGCTGCTGGAATGTGTATGTCACCCATTGTTAGTGATTCTAAGTCTCGTAAGATTCTTGGTTTTCACATCGGTGGTGTAACAGGCACTCCCAAAGGATGTGGTTTTGCAATCACAACGCCTCAGCTTGAACTCGCAATCAACCAATTGTTAGCTTTAAGCAAGACCTTTCTAGCTGCTCCTCAAGCAACTGATATTCCTGATACTCTCATGGGAAAGAAAATTGTTGAGAAGCCCACTGTTCATGCCAAATGTCCCACAAACTTCATTACTGGCGAGCCTGCTCTTGTAGCTTATGGCTCTGTCATTGGCAGATCACACATGACTTCAGCAGTTATTGATACACCTATCTCTAAAACAGTTGAACAAGTCACTGGAGTTCCTAATAACTATGGTCCTCCCCGGTTCACTGACCCTGTCTTGAAAGACGGTTATTTGGACAAACAAAAATGGAAACCTTGGTATGCATCTCTTGAGGTGTGTTCCAAACCTTCCATTGGCTTTCCTACTGCCCAAGTGGATCAAGCCATAGACGACTATCTGGTCGATCTTAAAGAACAATTCGATGCGATTGATTATGGTCCAGAATTGCGCCCCCTCAACCACCAAGAAACAATTTCTGGTATAGATGGTAAGCGCTTTATTGATGCTATGATCACTAAGACATCTATAGGCTACCCGATCGGCGGGCCTAAATCCAAACATATGGTAGATTTGGAACCTACTGCTGATCATTCTTGTCCTCGTGATTTTACTCCGGAGATCCAAGCTGAAATTGCTCGCGTACTAACCTGTGCCGATGCAGATGAAAGTTTGAATCTTATCTTCGGAGCTAATCTTAAGGATGAGCCCACTAAAACGACAAAAGAAAAAGTGCGTGTCTATCAGGCCGCACCCTTAGCTTTACAATATGCACTTAGGATGTACTTCCTTCCTCCTGCTCGCTTTTTGTCTCTCAACCCTCTTATTTCTGAATGTGCAGTGGGTATAAACGCACATGGGCCTCAATGGGATGAACTTTCCCGTCACATGGCTCACTTCGGTGAGGACCGCATCATTGCTGGTGATTATTCTAAATATGACCTTCGCATGCCTGCACAACTTACCCTATCAGCTTTCTCTGTTATGATTGAGATTGCTAAATGGTCAGGTAACTACACTGATCAAGAACTAAAACGGATGCGTGTTCTTGCCCATGAAGTTTGCACTCCCTTGGTTGCTTATAATGGCACCTTGCTGCGCTTTTTGGGTACTAACCCATCTGGACAAAACCTTACTGTCTACATTAACAGTATCGTTAACTCTGTTCTCCATCGTATCTGTTTCTTTGATGAATATTCTGAAAAAGATTTGATCCGTATAGGGAAAGAACTTGGTCTGGGAAGACCTGCTCGTTTTCGTGACTTGGTAACACTTGCCACTTATGGAGACGATGCAAAAGGATCCGTCCGTGTAGGGTATGATCGCTTTAATCATTGTTCGATGGCCAATTTATTGGCTGAGAATGATATGAAGTTTACCATGCCCGACAAGGAATCTGATCCTGTCCCTTTCATGTCACGTCAGCGTGCCGATTTCCTTAAACGAAAGGATCGGTACGATGAAGACTTGGGTCACTATGTAGGTGAACTGGACGAAGAAAGTATTTTTAAATCTTTGCACAGTATTTTGAAACCTACGACTCAATCTGCCCTCGAAGTTGCAACTTCCAACATCGATGGTGCTCTACGCGAATGGTTCTTTCACGGACGCGAAGTCTTTGACTTTCGTCTTGCCCAAATGAAAGAAATCGCTCGTATTGAGAATCTACCTTGTACTACCCTAGACCAAACATTTGACGACCGTGTGAAAGCATGGAAGACAAAATATGTTCCTCTTGAGGTTTAATTCTAGAATAGCTAGATTTTAACCTATGTATTATTATTGTTTTATGTTTATATATCTGACCATCATGTCCTTAAACTGTTCGGAGGCGCACTCATGTGTCAACGTGACTTATGTGAAACCAAAAATGAGCTGTACATACTGATTACGGCAGTCGACCTTAGTGTCTACCCCTTAAATAGACTGACGCTTGTGTATATCTGGGAAGCATAATGCTTGTGGCTATTTAGCTGCGGAGGTCCTACCACTCCACCAATGTAGAGACAGGACATCGCTCTGAGGTGAGCTTTGTACCCGTGTAAATAAAAATACCTTACCAACTTTACTCTAAAACAAAAGTCTGTGGAGGACTATAAACTCTACACTTATGTGCCCCAATCTGGAGAGGTTGGGATTTCACAAATGGAAGGCTCTGCTGCTGCCACTGAGCAGATCACAGCCTTTTCAGACCAGGAAGCTGGCTGGACCACCTGTATCAAAGGAGGTTCCGATGCCACTATGAATCTATCTAGCAACTCTGATTCTGATTTAGGAAACTTTTTGGAACGTCCCATACGTATTCACGAAGCACCCTGGATTATGGGTCAACCCCTGTTTACAACTTTTAACCCTTGGGTCGACTTTATGTCTAATCCCCGAGTCAAGGAGAAAATCGCTCACTATGAACTATTGCGAATGAACCTTCATGTTAAATTTGTTATCTCAGGGACAGGCTTTCACTATGGTCGAGCACTTGCGTCTTACAACCCGTATTTGTTCGATGAGATCACTATCCAACGTAACTATTTGGATGTTGACCTAGTACAGGCTTCACAAAAGCCTCATATTTTCCTGAACCCAACTACTAACTCTGGTGGACAACTCGATCTACCTTATTTCTACCATAAAAATTATATGTCATTGTCCGAATTTGACTCTACCCGTATGGGCGACATCACTCTTAAAAGTTTTGACGTCTTACGACATGCTAACGGTGGTGACGATCCTGTGACTGTTACTGCTTATGCTTGGGCGTCCGATGTTGTTCTGACGATGCCTACGAGTCTCACTTCCCTCACTTATGAGCCACAAGCTGGTAAGATGAACTCTGGAGATGAATATGGTAAGGGCATTATCTCTGCTCCAGCTTCTGCGATTGCGCATGCGGCTGGGCAGTTGACAAATGTTCCTATCATCGCACCTTACGCTAGAGCGACTGAAATGGTTGCTAAAGGTGTTGGTGAGTTAGCTACTCACTGGGGGTATTCCAGACCCCCAATCATTACTGATATAGTGCTCCAAAAACCCAATCCTACTGGGAACATGGCAAATACTGATGCGGCTGATGCTGTTCAGAAACTGTCTCTTGATTCCAAACAGGAACTAACTATCGACTCCCGAACTACCGGACTCGATGGCACTGATCAAATGGATATAGTCAATATTGCGAATCGTGAGTCCTACTTAACTCAATTTACGATGACCACTTCTGACACTCCAGACAAACTACTCTGGAATTCTCGTGTTTCTCCCTGTTTATACAGGACTAGAGAGGACGAGATACATCCCACACCGATGTCTATGATATCTACGCCGTTCACTAATTGGCAAGGTACCGTTAAATTTCGGTTTCAAATCGTGAAGTCCAGTTTCCACAAGGGACGATTGTTGTTTCGTTGGGACCCCCGATCACATGGGGCGAACATCGAGTACAACACTGTATACTCACGTGTTATCGATCTTGCCGAGGATGAAGACTTCGAGATCGAAATAGGTTGGGGCCAAGCTTCCCCATTCCTACAGGTTGAACAAATGCGTGGCGACACATCAGATCTTTTTGGTGTTACTCGTTTACCCACGTCGTACGCCGAGAAGTTCAACGGCATTTTGGAGGTCAATGTACTAAACTCGCTGGTATCTCCAGCTACTGATACTCCAATCAGCATCAATGTTTTCGTTTCGTGTTGCGATGACATTAAGTTTGGCGGTATTTCCACCACTGCTATGAAAGCTTTATCGATTTTTAAAACACCGCCAGCTGCACAGCTCGCTACTATCTATGAGCCGCAGTCTGGTATTGTGGACGGAGCTGCCATCGCTGGCACTTCCGAAGGGGCTGTAGACTCCCCCGTCGCACCTGATCCTATTCAAGCCATCGCACCAACTGGTGTTGTGGCGGACCAGACGATGAATGTCTTCTTTGGTGAACAACCGAAGTCCTTGCGCGATCTTTTTCGCCGCTATGTTTTACACAGGACCAAAGTTACACCACCACCCGATTCTGGTATCATGAAAGTGATTACCATTCGGGAGAACGGGCTTGGTTACTGGCCCGGCTGGGACCCTAACGGCATTGACACCATTGCTGCAGTCCCATGCTCAATCAGTATCCCTCATTTTTTCCACTTCTTTATGCCTTGCTATGCAGGCTGGAGAGGCGCTACCCGAACTAAATACACGTTCGAGGGAAATTTGAGCAAAAACCCCACTGTTACTCGTATCGGCTATACTACAGCTCCTTACGAACTTGGCGCCTTCTTGAACAAAGCTGATTCAAATGCGCTATCTCAAAGTTTAACGTATCTAACCTCCCAATTTACTACTGGAGGTGCTGCGTCAACTAACTTAGGCGTCAATGATACTATTGAAGTTGAGACACCTTATTACAATGGGGTTCGCTTTAGCGCAGCGCGCTTACCCAGTGCTGACGCTGGCAACTTGTCTGAATCGAACGCTATCTCTATTACAGTGAACGGTTCTACAGCACAAGCTGGTGATGTTTTTGACAAACACGCTTACTTGCGTAGTTGGAAATCTGTTGGAGAAGACTTTACACTCTTTTTCTTCACCGGTTGTCCCATCCTTTACAGGAATGAGATCGTCGTACCTATGCCTCCTTAGGCCTCTAGGTTAAAAACCCTGCTCTTGGGTTACAAATAATATAAGAGCAACCAGTCCGGAATGTGCCTTCCGGAGCGGCCTTATGGTCGTTGCAAGGAGATTTATCTCTGCATTTATGATATTACTATCGATAGTTTTACAATGCAGGGGTCACCCCTTGCAGGAATTTTCTATTGGTTACAAATTTCATCTATGCACTTGCACATTGAACATATGACACTTTAAGGTTTAACTATCCCTTTTTGTGAAATCCCATCTGTTCCATCTGTTGGTAAAAAACGCAAAA